GTCATGGAGGTCCGCCGCGCACAGGTCAAAGAGACCCTTTACATCAACCTGTTCCAGACCCTCATCAAAAACCCGGAAATGACCGCGACCGAGGCGATGATTCGGTCGAACGAAAAGGGTGAGTTGCTGGGTCCGGCAGGCGGCAAGATACAGGCCGGTCTTTCCCAGATGATCGACCGCGAGCTGGGGATCATGACCCGGCGCGGTGTCTTCCGACCGGCGTCTCCCTTGGCGGCTCCCCAGTCTTTGCAGGGCATGGCCATCTCAGTACGGATGACCTCGCCGCTTGACCGTATGCGCCGCGCCAACGAAGGCGTCGGCACCACCCAGCTTCTCAACGTCGCGCTGCCAATGGTGAAAGTGAAGCCGGACATTCTCGACAACTTTGATCTGGACAAGACCCTCCGTCTTTTGAGGGAAATCTTCGGAGCACCTGCCGAGGTGATCGTGCCGGAGACCGTCATGGCTGCAAACCGCCAGCAATCATTGCAGCAGCAAAACATGATGAAGATGATGGCAATGGGCAAACAGGGCGCGGAAATCGCCAAGGACGCTTCGATTGCCGGACGCAACGTAGGCGAGACAGCCAACAAGGCTGGCGAGACAGCACAGCAAGGCCCCGCGACTGCCGACGCGCTCAGTGGTCTTCTGGATCGTCTGAAGGGTGGCGTGTCACAAAATCCGGCAGCAACCCAACCAGCGGTCGACAGCACCAATGCACTTCTCGCACAATTCGGGAAAGCGCCGGTCCCCGGAGCGTCAGGCTTCCCGTCCGGCGGCTAGTCCGCCATGAATTTCTCGTCGCTGATACGCTTGCTCGACAGGCGTCCGGCATCCCGTCTCAAGGCGGAAGCGCGGATTGCGATTGCCTACCAGCGGGTCTTTACCGGCAGCGCAACGGCGGAAGACCAGAGCGTGGTGCTGGTCGACCTCGCGAATTTCACAGGCTTCTATCGCGTCACTCCGCCGGAGACCGGCGAGCGCGATGTGATCGTATTTAACGAGGGCATGAGAGCTGCTTACGGGCGAATTTTTCAGTACCTCCGAATGTCTGACGTTGAAGTGCTCTCGTTGGAAGTTGCCGCGCGTCAGACAGCGGCAGGAGTGACTGGTCTTGCGCCCGATCAACCGGAGGACTAAAGATGGCGAATGAACCGAGCGGGTCCGCGCAAGGCGGGCAACCCAGCGGTGCTCCATCAGGTACGCCAAGCTCGCACGTCGTACCTGATTCTTCGTGGCTGTCCGGTCTGCAAGATGCAGGCAACCGTGACCTTGTCGCGAAAAAGGGATGGGACAAGTCCAACTCCCCAGACGTCGTAATCAATTCGTATCGGGAGCTGGAAGGTCGTCTCGGAAAAGCTGTTGTCCTTCCCGACGCCAACGCGCCGAGGGAAGATTACGACAGACTCTATTCCGCCTTGGGGAAGCCCAAGACGCCCGGGGAATACCAGTTTCGGTTACCCCAAGGCGTTCAGGAGAACTTCCCGTACGACGATGCCTTTGCGACCGAGTATAAAAACTGGGCGCACGAGGCTGACCTATCTCCCCGACAGGCGCAGCTCGTGCATGATCGGTTCGTTCAACGGTTCGATAAGCAGTTGAAGGATTCCGAAGAGGGCATGAGACGCAAGGTGGGCACAGCTCACCAAGAAATCCTGTCGAAGTGGGGACCGACTGACAGCGACGGGTACAAGGGCAACCTTGACCACGCCAAGGCCGGTCTCAGGGGGCTAGGTTTAACGGACACATTCAAGGCGGCTGGTCTCATTGACCAAGGTGGCTCGATAGCGGACGCAAAACTCGCTTTCGCGCTGGCGACGGTCGGTGAAGGGCTTTACCGGGAAGACAGACTGCGCGGCGGTGGACCGGGTTCTCTCACGAATACAAATCCGTGGAAGGACGGTCAGGAAAACCTCACCGAGCAGGGTCGCATCACCCGCGAGAACCCGGAACTAGCCCGGTCGCTCATCACAGCCGCAGGTAAAGACCCCGAAAAAGCCCTGTTCAAGAACAGGTTTGGAAGGGACGGATAGCCAACGGCGTGAGCGGCCACCACCAAATGGAGTCCGCTCATGGTCGTTACCAGACTTACCGACGCCGTCATCCCGGCGGTGTTCGTGCCCTACATGCTCAAAGAAACGATGACCAAGACGGCCATCTTTCAGTCGGGCATCCTGCGACAAGACGCGCAAATGTCGAGCTTCCTCACCGGGGGTGGCCAGACGGTCAACGTGCCGTTCTGGAACGACCTCGCTGACACCTCGACGGCAAACATCTCATCGGACGATCCGGCAGTAACCGCCGCGCCCGACAAGATCGTGGCGGCGACTGACATTGCCGTCCGCAACAACCGCAACAAGGCTTGGTCGGACGCAGACCTTGTCTCCGAGCTGGCTGGCGACGATCCGATGAAGCGGATTAGCGCCCGCGTCTCGGCGTGGTGGGCGCGTGAGTTCCAACGCTACCTGATTTCGGTGTTGCGCGGCATCATCGCCAACAACATCGCGGTCAACGCCAGCGATATGTGCGTGGTCATCGGCACAGACGCGACTGGTGCTGCGGTAGCGGCGGAAAAGGTATCTGCCAACGCCATCCTCGACTCGGCCCAGACGATGGGTGACGCCTCCGACGTGCTCGATACGATCATCATGCACTCGGTCGTCTACACCAATCTGGCCAAGCAAAACCTGATCGACTTCATTCCGGACAGCGAGGGCAAGGTCAACTTCCCGAGCTATCTGGGATACCGGGTCGTAAAAGACGACGGATGTCCGGCGGTCGCTGGCACCAATCGCCTGATGTACCACACCTACCTCGTCGGCAAGAACGCGCTGGCATTTGCTGAAGTGCCGCCGGACGTTCCGGTCGAGACGTTCCGTTATCCCGCACAGGGCAACGGCGCGGGCGTCGAGGAATTGTGGGTCCGGCGTCAATGGGTCATGCACCCCTACGGCATCAAGTGGACGTCGAACACGATGGCAGGCCGGTCTCCGACCGATGCCGAGCTGCGGACGACGGCCAACTGGTCGCGGGTCTATCCAGAACGCAAGCAGATCGCGATTGCCTGCTTGCAGACCAACGGCTGACGGGGTTACTCGCGAGTAGGACGATCCGGCGTTTCGGCAGCGCCGGGTCGTCCATCATCATGCCGATATGCCAAGGAGCCGAACATGGCAAAGAAAGAACCTGATGGTACAGTGTCGCTGCTCGAAGCGAATCGGAAGTATATGGAAGACAACCGGGAAGCCGAGAAGCAGATGGGTGGTGCCCAGCGGGCAGCACACCGCGCAATCGACATAGCCTTTGGCCGCTCCGGCGCTCGCGGCAATGTCCGAGAGCAGAAGCCGCTCCGGGCCGTACCGCAGGAAGAGACGGGCAACAGTGGTTAAAGTCGCCGGAGACACGGAAAACCTTTACGAGACCGGGCCGGAGGAAACTGCGGAATACGGTCTCGTGGGGGAACCGCCTCCGTACACGCGGCCATACCCGACCGGCTTCACCACCAAACAGCAATGGGCGATGTATTTCGCCCGCAAGCATCGCCGGATGAGGCTTGGCGTGGTGCCGGGAGGGCCGTCTTTACCGGCGGCGCTTTACCTGTCTGGTCTCAATCAGGTGACCGAAGGCGCGGCCCCGGGCACCGTCATCGGAAACTTGCAGGTCCTCAACGGGACCGGGACCTACACCTTCACGAAGACCGCAGACCCGGACAATGCGTTCACGCTGGCTGCTGGCGTTCTATCGACGGCTGGAGTGTGGGACTACGAAGTATCGACGTTCCATCCGGTCACGATCACGGCTGACAACGGCGCTGGCTCAGTGCTCGTGCGAACCGTAAACGTGCGGGTCGTCAACATTCCAGTGGCGCAGCTCACCAACCAACGGACACAGGCGATTTCAACAAACTCCGCGCTGGCGTGGGTCACGACCGACCAGCCGGACGGAACGATCTACGCGGTGGTGACCAGCAACGCCACGCCGCCGACACCAGCACAGGTCAAGGCGGGACAGAACCATACCGGCGTAGCGGCGATCTTCGCCGTCAATCAGGCGGTCTCTTCCGTTGGCGAAAAGCAGTTTACCGTCGGCGGCATGATTATCGGGCCGACCTATTACGTCTATTTCATGCACGAGCGGCTACCGGCGGAGCAGTCGCTTGTCGCCGGGACGATGGGCTTCATCTTGACGTGAGGGCAGCATGACGTCCGGCTTTTCAGAAACACAGATATTCAACGCTGTGCTCGACCGGCTGTCAGAGGAATCCGTCCTCTCCACCACGGACGAGAAGGCGGTGGCCCGCTGGCTCAGTCGCAACTACCCGCTCCAGCGTGACGTCTTGTTGCAGCGGCACACTTGGAATTTCGCGACCGCGCGAAGGATGCTCGCTGCGGACACGAACAAGCCGGACTTCGAGTGGTCTTTTCAGTACCTCATTCCGGAAGACTGTCTTCGCGTCCTGCCAATTACCGCAGACGGCAAGCGCAACTCGCCGCCGATCCCGTACATCGTCGAGGGTGTGCGTATCCTCACGAACAAGCCAGCGCCGCTGCCGATCAGGTATATCTTTCGACAGGAGAACGTCGCCGCGTTCACGCCGGTCTTTATTGACCTTCTGGTCCAGATACTTGCCGCCAACTTCTGCTACTGGATGACGGGAAAGGCCAACTTCTCCAAGCAACTGATGGACATTTCTACGAACGCTTTCGTGGAAGCAATCCGCATCGACAGCCTCGAAGGTCTGCCGGAAGAGCCTTACGACGACGAAATCATAATGGTCCGGTGACATGCCGGGACCGCTCTATCCACTCCAACCAGTCTTTGCACGGGGCGAGCTGTCTCCCCGTCTTTTCTCGCGCGTCGACATCGACCACTACAAGATGGGCCTTGGCGAGTGCGTGAACTGGCTCGTGATGAAACAAGGCGGATTGCGCCGCCGACCGGGCACCGAATGGATCAACTACACGCGCAATCGCGGCGACAAGGTCAGGCTGGTCCGGTTCGTCTTCTCGACTTTGCAAGCGTATGTGCTGGAGTTTGGAAACAAATACATCCGCTTCTACGCCAACGGCGGCGTGGTCAACAAAGGCTCCGTCGTCAACGTCTACTTCGACATGCCGAACGTCGTGAACTGGGACGCGCACAATCTTGTTGCCAACGATCCAGTGCAGTTTTCGACGACCGGCGTCCTGCCGCAACCGCTGACAATGGGCGTGACCTACTACGTCAAGACCGTGGTCGACGTCGACGGCTTCACGATTTCAGCGACACCGGGCGGAACGGCGATTGCGTGGATGACCGCTGGCAGCGGCACCAACGGCGGGCTGTCTCCAATCGAGGTGGTGACGCCCTACGGAATCGATGACATCTGGAAGCTGCAATTCGCGCAGTCGGCGGACGTGCTCTACATCGCGCATCCCAACTACCAGCAAATGATGCTGTCGCGGTTCACCGGCACAAAGTTCGAGATGCTGCCGTACACCGGCTTCGACGGCCCATACCTGCCGGAGAACACGACCGGCACCTCGATGATCCCGAGCGCGACGGCTGGCATCATAACTGTCACCGCCAACAGCTTGACCGGGATCAACGGCAATGTCGGCTTTGTTGCTTCCGACGTCGGGCGCTGGTTGAGCCTGAAGTATTCCAACAAGAACTACGGCATCAGGATCACCGCAGTAAACAGCTCGTCGGTCATCACTGGCGACGTCGTCGGCCATATCGACGACAAGGGCAATCAGGTCTTCCTGCCGGATGGCGCGAGCTGGACTGCGGGTTGGCGGCTGGGGGCATGGTGCCCGACCACCGGCTACCCGGGCTGCGTGACGTTCTACCAGCAACGCTTAATCTGGGCGCGTTCCGACACCCAGCCGCAGACGATCTGGATGAGCAAGGCTGGCATCCTCGACAACTTCGCTGCGACCGTCCCGATGCAGGACGACGACGCGCTCACGCTCACGATCCTCGCGGGCGAGGTCAACGCCATATCGTGGATCGTCGAAGGTCAGGACTTGCTGGTCGGCACCAACGGCGCAATGCGAACGGTAGGTCCTGCGGACGCTGGCAAAAACTTCGGCCCCACCAACTTCATGCAAAAAAGACAGTCGACCTTCGGGTCGCTGGACATTCAGCCCGTGCAGGTCGCGGAGGTGGCGATCTACCCGAGCTACTACGGGCTGTCTTTGCGGGAGTTTCTGTTCAACTTTCAGGTCAACGGCTACGTCTCGCCCGAGCTGACCATCCTGTCCGAACACATGCTGCGCTCCGGCATCAAGCAGATGTGCTACGCGCAAGACAAGGACGGCATCATCTGGAACGCGATGGGCAACGGCGAGCTGGTCGGCATCACCTACGACCGCGACCAGCAAATCGTGGCCTGTACCCGCCACCGCATTGCCGGTCACGTTGTCGGTGTACCCAGCCCGGGCGAGGGCGAGGGCAGCCCTGACAATCCCGATACGCCTTGGGGCATTGTTGAAAGCGTCACCACCATCCCGGGCCTCGACCGCTCCGAGGTCTGGATGAGTGTGCGCCGCACGGTCAACTTTATCGACCAGCGGTACATCGAGCGCATGACCATAACCTTCGAGGCGATGAAGAAGGAAGACGCGGTCTTTGTGGACTCGAGCTACACCGTAGACAGCAGCCCCGCCAACGTCGTGTCGGGGGCAAACTGGTTATCCAACCTGACCATCGGGATTCTCGCGGATGGCTCAGTGCTGCCGCAAGTGCAGGTCGACTCGCAAGGTGGTTTTGCGCTGCCGGACGGCAAGGCCAAAAGCAAGATCACCTTCGGCATCAACTACGTTTCGCGGGCGAAGACGTTGCGGTTGGCGCAAGGGCAGCAAGACGGCACCGGGCTGGGCCGACGCAAGAACATCATTTCAGCGAACATTGACGTGATGGAGACGGGATACCTCGAAGTCGGCTCTCCCTCCGCGCGTGAACTTCAGGTAAAGGTTGGTCTTCGTGGTGTTGGCGACGAGATGAACACGTCGCCCCCGCTGCACGATGGTATCTTCTCCTACCGATTCGACCGCTCATGGCGGGACCAAGGTCAAATCGTCATGCAGACGGACAAGCCGCTACCCGCTACGATCAGATCAGTCACGCCGGTCTTCGACCCGGAATAGGAGACTGTCTTTTGTGCGTCATGGCCATCGGGATCGTCGCGGGCGTACTGGGATCAGTGGTCTCAGCCGTCGGCGCTATGGCTGGCGCACAGGCACAGGCACAGGCTTCGCGGGCGCAGGCTGAAGCCTATCAAAGACAGGCATTGCTGGAGCGGCAGCAAGCCGACTTCAACGCGCGTGAGCAAGAACACAAGGCCATCAAGCTCATATCGCAGCAACGCTCTTCGTACCTGTCGGCGGGCGTCTCGCTCTACGGTACTCCGATGGACGTTATCGACGACAGCACAAAGCAGTCCGACCTCGACGTGCAGGCCATCCGCTACAACGGCGAAATCAAAGCGCAGAACTTCGACATGCAGGCGCGGGCACTCAACGTCAAAGCGCAGGGTCAAGAGCAGGCCGGAGCCATCGGCGCGATAGCGCCTCTCATCAAGGGCATTGGCGGGGCGGCTGGCGGCGGAGGTGGATTCGACTTTGGGGGATCGACGGCAGTCGATGATGCCTGATGGCCGTCCGCATCCCAACCTACGAGCGTCACGTCCAGTTAGACGCTGCGGCACAGACGATGCCGCGCTTTACGGCCAACACCGAAACAGGCAAGGCCCTGACCTCTGTTGGCGATGCCATGATGAAGCTGGGCGCACACTGGCAGCAAAAGCAGGATCAGTTCGACAAGCTGCAAGCGCATCAGTCCGAAGCTCTGATGCACGAGCAAATACGGCAGATCATCACCGAAGAGACGCTGAAGTTTGACCCGAGCCACGATCCTCCGGGGACGCTGCACAACCGGATCATGGGCCGCGTCGGTCAGGTGGTAGAGCAATACAAGAACAGCGTACCGCAGTCGCAGCGCAAGGACGCCGAAGTCAAAGGCAACGGAATAACAGCCCAGACTGGAGTCGGCGCAGCGCAGGTCGAGAGCGCCACTACCAACAAATATGCCGTGACCGAACTAGACCGTCGTGTCGGTGAAATCTACAAGCAAGTGCAGGCTTATCCCGACAGCGGTCACGACGCGGTAAAGCAGGTCGATCAAGAAATCGCTTCGCTCGACAAGCTTGGCACCATCACGCCAGCGCAGAAGCAGCGTATGCGCGATGGCTACATGAGCGGCATTTCCAATCATGCCCAAACGGGATTTGCTCAACAGGGCCGCGTCGATGACGGCAAGGCGTTTGCCGACAAGTTTGCGGCTGACCGCGAGAAGGAAGGTCCGGTCCAGTTTCAGAAGCAGCCTGTCCCGGGCACTCGCGTCATGCCGGGAACGCCGGGAGCGCAAGCTCCGGTCGATCCCAGCAAGTACGAGACCAAACTCAATCCGACCGAGGAAAAGCAGTTTCAGGCTTGGAAGGCGAAGAACGCGCCGAACGACAGCGGGCAGGACTACGACTTGCGCGGTGCGTTCAAGGCTGGCGTGACGCCGGACCCGCAAAGCGGGCACATGCCCGACACGTTCAAGAAGCCGAACCATCCGACATTCTCCGATCAGAGCCAGTACGCAAAAGACCGGCCAGACCTTGCCGGACGCTGGGATGGCGAGACCTACGTCCCGCCGGTCAAGGCTCCGATTCCGGGGCCGGGACAGGGAGCACCTGCGGGGCCGCAGGGGCAGGTCGTACCGGCATCCGGAGACACCAAGCTCAACGAGAAGCGCATTGCTGAAATAGACGCCAAACCGGAAATCAAGGCGGCAATCGAGAAGGTCGCTGCCGAAACCGGCATGGACCCGAAGGTCCTGAAGGTCGCCGCATCAATCGAGAGCAGCGGCAATCCCAATGCTGTGAAGGGTGAGCACGAGGGTCTTTTCCAGCTCACCAAGGCCGAAATGGGGATGAACGGCGACAACAAGAACATCAGAGACCCTGAAGCAAATGCGCGGGCCTACGTCGCGATCTTGCAGCGCAATGCTCCGCAACTGGAAAAGGAGCTGGGCCGACCGCCGACAGACAAGGAGCTGTATCTGTCGCACCAACAAGGTGTTGCCGGTGCCACGACTCATCTTCAGAACCCGGACCAGCCCGCCTTCCAGTCCATGTTGTCGACCAGAGAGGGTCGTGAAAAAGGCATTGAGTGGGCGAAGGAAGCAGTCAAAGGCAACATCCCGAAGGATGTGCTGGCCCGTCTTTTTGGCGGCGACGTCACGAAGGTTTCGTCCGGCGACATGCTGGCGATCCAAGGGACGCGCTTTTCCGGCGGCAATGTAGACGAGGCCGTAGCCAATGCCCGGGTCGCGCCGCGTCCGGGCGAGCAACAGACCATCACGGCGGACGCTTCCGGTCGCGTTATCGACACGGACCAGAACCAGCAGCCGCGCACCATCATCGGCGGCAACGTCAACGCCGGAGGTCCGCCGCAGCCGCCGCAGAACTTCTCGGTTGCCGGTCTTCCAATACAGGCGGCGTACGCGCCCGGTCAGCAATTCGGTCGCAGCGCGACAGCTAACGCCGAGCCGTTCAAGGCCATCGTCCTGCACAATACCGGCGGAGACAGTCTGCAAAGCGCACTGGAGACCCAGAAGGGTGACCCATCGCGCGGTGGCAAGTCATTCGGCTACCACTTCTACATCGACAAGGACGGCACGGTTTATCAAGGTGCGCCGCTCGATGCCCGCACCAACCATGTGCGCCCGCCGGGAGAGGCAACGCGCACCGCGCGTCCAGACATTTCCAACAACAACGCCATCGGCGTTGCCTACGTCGGGTCAGGAAAGCCCACCCCGGAGCAGGTCCAGTCCGGCCATGCTCTCGTAAACGGATTGCAGCAAATCAATCCAGCCGCGCCTATCCCGCCGGAGAACGTGGTCGGTCACGGAGAAATACAGGGCGGCTCGCGCGACAAGGGCGAGGGCATGGACATCGTCAATGTCGTTCGCTCCGGCGCACAGGCTCCCGTTCTGGTTGGAGACGACGGCAGCGGCAGACCGGCGGCTCCGGCGTCACTCTCGCGCTGGCAGATGGATGCCGAACGGCAGAAGAACGCGCTCGACGGCGCGGCAATGAAGGGTGCGTCCGTGAAGGCCGAGTTCGAGAAAAAGCTCAAACTCACGCTCGACAGCGACGTCAAGGGCATGGCCGCGAACGGCCAAGGCGTCACGCTGACAAAAGACATGCAGAACTACTTCCACACGGACAAGCTCTCGTTTGACTTCGTGTCGAACCGGCTTGGCACCGGCACAGCACTCACATGGCAGGAGCAGCGAGAACACGCCCAGAAATTCTACGAGGGCACCAACAACATGCCGCTTATGTCGAACGAGGGAATCGCTGACCGGCTGGCTTCGCTGAAGCCGCAGCCGGGGACTGCAACATTCCCAAAAGACAGGGCGCTCTACACGGACGCCTCGAAGGTGGCGCAGGGCATCTTCAAAGACCGCTTAAAAGACCCAGCCGCCGCTGCGGACCAATTCCCAGACGTGAAGGCCGCGAGAGACGCAGCGTACGCAGACCCGACCAATGTCGACAAGGCGAAGGCGCTGGTCGACGCGCGTGTGAAGGCGATGAATTTTATCGGCGTACCGACTGCGACACAGTCTCCAATCACCGTCGACGAAGCGCGGACGGTCGGTGCTCCGCTTCGTGCCCTCACAGACCCGGACCCGACGCACTCGATGGCCGGAGCGCAGGTCGCCAAGAACGTGCTGCAAATCGTCGGCAACGATCCCGAGCTGGCGACGAAGGCAATGGAGACCGTGCTCAAGCAGAAGGACATATCGAAGGACACAAGGCAGGCTGCGGCTGCGGCATTGCAGGTTGCGAAGACAGAGCTGGCGAACAGTCAGGAGAATCCGCTCACAGCCGAGCAGCCCAAGCAGACCCCGGCGGGGAAGGGCGAGGCTCCGTCGTATGCGGAGCTGGCCGGGTTTGGCTATCACGACACGCTCACGATGGGACCGCCACCGTTCGATACCGCAGCGGAAAGCGGCGGCGGTCGCGAAGGATCGTTCGTGCCGGGGACGGGCTACATTCCGCCGGATCGCATCCAGACGTTGCTCGCAAACCAGAACAACCCGGAAATCAAGAAGTTCTTCAACGAAGCCTACGGCTCTGGAGCAGCCGAGCACTTCATCAAGATGGGATCGGAAATGTCGTCCAGCGGTGCCGCCAACCAGCCGGGAGCCATCAACGCCCAGCCGGTCACGGGAGACGGAACACAGGGGGATCAGTTCTCCTTCCCGCTTCCCTCTCCGGACCCGGAGCAGGCGGACCCGTACGCGCCAGCGTCGACCGACACGCAGACGGAGTTCTAAATGGCCGAGGACCCGTATTCCGTCCCCGGTGCGGAAGGCGTCACGCCAATGACGTTGCCGGATTCTCCCGGCGACTTCTCGGAAACATCGGACAAGGTCGGAGGCGGGCAGCCGCCGCTTGGCCCGAAACTAAGCCCGGGCAATCCGTTCACGCCGCTCACTTCGCAGCAGGAAATCGAGGGACGCGCGAAGGCGAATTACGCGCAGTCGCATCTGGACACTCTTGCTGGCGCTGGCAGTGCCCTTCTCAACAAGGCGCTCTCGGAACAGCCGAGGCGTCCTGATTCTGAATACACTGGCGACCCCGGTCTTTTGAATATCCCGGGCGCGGAAGGCGTCCTTCCGGCTGCCAGCCTCGACGACATAAAGTTCTCACCGGGAGGGTTTCAGGACAGCGCAAAAGACGAGCTGGAGCGGACCAAGGCGGAAATCCTCTCGTACAACAACACTCCGGCGTTTCGCACACTCGCTGAGTTTGGTGCCGCCGCTTACGGACAGGTCGGCGGGCAACTCCTGACACCGGAGAACTTCGTCAACCCGTTCTTCAAGGTTGGCAGCGCCGCTTGGCGGGCCTCGAACCCGCTGCTCTCCGTCATCCTTGGCTATGGAGTTGGACAAGCGGCGGTGCAGGGCGGTGCCGACGCAGCCGCACAGGCCGCGCAGATCAGGGCGGGCGTCCGCAAAGAATACGATCCCATCCAGACAAGTCTGGCGATCCCCACCGGCTTCCTCTTCGGGACGATACCGGCGTTCGCAAAAGACAACCAAATCCTTCGCTACAAGAACATCGTCGATGACCTGACCGGCGGCAAACCGGGCGGGCCTTCGGGTCCGAGACCTACGCCGGAAATGATGCCGCCCGCCCCGCCGTCGCCTGACAGGGTCCCCGGCGACATCTTCACGCCGGGAGCGCCGCCACGCGCGGTCGACATTACGGCAGACGCGCCGACGCCATCGGGCGTCCTGCCAGAGCCAGCGTCCGGCATGACCCGCATCTATCGCGCGGCAGGTCCGGAAGACGGCAAGTCGCAGCGTGTCGCTTTTGCGTTGAGGCCGTTCGAGAACGCCAACGAATACATGGACGTGCCTGACCACGTCGCGCTGACAATGACGCAAAACGACCGCGTCATCCTGCCAGCGCAGTTCGCGCAAAACAGAAAGCCGCTGCCGGAAGGCGCGATGACGGGCACCGGCAAGATGGTCCACCCGGAAGACGTTGCGGTCGACCCGTTCCAGCATGTTGACGCAACAGAGCGGGCGCAGATCGAAGCCGAGCACGAGCGGGCTGCCGCACAGGAAGCAGCGCAGGCGCGTGGCGAGGCGGTCACTCAAGACCTGACACCCAAGGAAAAGCCGCCGCAGACGTTCTCGGAGTGGGTCAAGTCGATGGGTGGTCTCAAGGGAGCCGAGCCTGAAATCAAAGACCTCGACCTGTCGAAGAGCATGGTTCGCCCGAAAAGCAGCAAGGCGAAAACGGCGGAGAAGGTTCTTGAGGCGGCAGTCCAGCAAAAAAGACTGCCGGAAGGATCAACGCTTAATGACGTCTACAATATCCTGCGGGACGAATCGACCGGCGCGGCCAAGCACTACCACCCGGGAGAATTGGGCAGGGTAAAAACCCCAGACGCCAACATGCTTCGCGCGACGGATGAGGTCGACGCGGTGTTGCGCGAGTTCAGTCTGCACCCAGAGCAGACCACGAGCAGGAAGGCCAAAACAGAACGCAATCAGATTCGCGAAGACGCCATCAAGGACGTTTACACCAACGGCCTCGAAGCGGATTCGGCAGTTGAACGAGCAACAGCAAGGGCAGGCGAACATGGCAGAGGACACGCCGGTAAAGACAGGTTCCCCGACAACGTCGACATTCCATTTGACACCAGCCCAACACCTGCAAAGGGCGGACCTGCTGGAGAGCTGGGGCCGGGAGGAGTACGGGCATCTGGCGGAGAACCACCGGCTGCTGGCCGAGGGTTTGCTGCGTCGGGCGAGGACGAAGTCGCAGCAAGGCTGAGAGAAATGCGGGCGCAGGGCGTCTCCGCCCCGCACGGATCACAGAGACCGGCGGAAGGCATCGCCAGCGCCAACGTCCATGCGCCGTTCACGCCGGTCGAAAGCCTGCAAGATGCGATGACGCGCACGATCAACAACCTCAAGCTCACCGTCCGCAAAGGCGGGCTGAAGGGTCAGGGCGCGGTCGGTCAGTACGATTACGGGACGCACATCATCCGACTGAAAGAGACAGGTCCGGCTGGCGTTGCCGATCTGGCGCACGAAATGGGCCACGACGTCGAGAACACCGTCGGGCGTCCGCTGAAGAATCTGATAGACGCCAACGAACAAAGCATGAGGGCCTTTGCCGGGGACGCCGGAGCCAACATGGACGCGGCTGGTATTCGCCGCGAGGGCTTTGGCGAGTTCATGTCCGGCTTCATCACCAACAGGGAATCCCTGCGGCAGACAGACCCCGACTTTACCCGGGCATTTGTCGAGCTGATGAACAACGAGAACCCGGACCTTCTGGCCCAGCTCAACCGGCTGCACGAAGCGTACAACAACTTCAACACCAAGCCGTCGATGCAGACGATGACGGCGATGACCAAATCCACATTCGCCGTCCCGAAGGTGATCGACAACGACCCGCTCCAGCGCGGCACAATCGGTCGCTACTGGGACGCGATGTATCGCACCATCGTCGCAAAAGACCGGCCACTCGACAACGCGATCAAGGCGGCTGGCAGGATTTTCAGGGACGACCCGAACAACGTCTACAAAAAGCTGATGGACCTTGCGCCCTACGAAGACCCGCGCGTGTGGGCGCGTATCTACGGTCGCGGCGGCTTCAACAAGACCGTCGACGATCTTCAGTACGGCGTCATGGACTTCGAGACGATGGAGCGGATGGGCGGCGGGATCACGACGCCGATCAATGAAATGCTGGCCGACCCCATCACCAAGCTGGAGCCGAAGAACGCCGAGGTGGTCAATCTGCGGCGCGACCAGATAAGCGCGTACCTGATTGCCCGCTGGGTCTACCAGCTCCACACCCAGATGGAGCGTGGCGAGCGGGCGATGGCAACGAAGATGCCAACGTCGGCAACCAAGGGCGATGCCGAGACCACGATCAGGGAAATGGAACAGCTATTTCCGCACTGGCGGGCGAACGCCGAACTCATCTACGCCTTCCAAAAAGACGTGGTGCGGATAGAGCTTAAAGGTGGTCTCCGAACTGTCGACGAGGCGAACGAGCTGCTGCATCCGAGAAACTGGGAATACGTCCCGCTGCTGCGCGACATGCAAAGCATGACGAACGAGGTTGGCGGAGTCTCTTCTGGCGGCGCTGCGAAGGGGCTGGAAAATCTTGGGCGTCATGCCCGCGTCGGCTCCGACCGGGACGTCCTCAACGTGCTCGAAAGCATCTTCCAGAACGTCGCGCATGTGAACGATCAGTTGGTCGAGAACTACACGAAAATGTCCTACCGCGATCTTCTCCGCAGGCTTCCGCGAAGTGCTGCGGCTGCCATCGGTGAGGAGATTCCAAACTCCGTCATCCGCGCAATGGACATAGACGTCAAGAATACGCTGATGGATGCGGCCAAGAAGGCGGGCTACACCACGGAAGACGCCCGCATGTTTGCATCGCGGACGATACGCGAGCTTGGCGAAGAAGACATGCGCGTGAAGTTCTACTCGCGCGAGCCGATCAAGAGCGGCGGCAGGCCGGTCATCTTCGGATGGGACAAGGGCGAACGCTGGGCAATGCAGTTTGCCGACGGCGACTTTGGCAGGCAGCTCGTCAACACGATGGACATGCTGGGGCCGAAGGGATCGCAGCTTTCGGCGCAAGCCACAGGCTTACTCGTTGACGTGATGAGCGTCGGCTCCGCTTCGCTGCGGGCTGGAGCCACAACTACGCTGACGTACGGCATGAAGAACCTCGTGAAAGACAGCTTTATGCAATGGCTTCTTGTCTCCGAGGTAGGGACAATCGAGGGCTTCCCGCTGTTCTTCAGGAACATCAGGCGCGGTGCCACGTCGTTCTTTGCGGACGATGAGTTCTACCGGATGCACACTTCGACCGAGGGCATCGGCGGTGGCGTCGGCACGGCAGGCTTGCAGCGCGGCAAGAAGGGCCTGCTGGAAATGGAGAAGCAGCTAAAGATTGGCGGCGTCTCTGCCTATCAGGCGCAACGCGCACGAGTGATTGCCGAGGACCTGCGGCGCAGCCAGTTGGCGGGCGAGCTGGAGACGGCTGGCCTTGAGCAGCACAAGGGGCTGTATTTCGACAACTTCAAGAAAGTCATCAAGGCGATGGAGGTGACGGAGACCTTCGGACGCACTGGTCTTTTCCGGGCGGTCTACGACCACAACATCGAAATGGGCCGGTCGCATCGCTACGCCATGTTTGACGCTGCGATGAAGGCTCGCGACTTTGTCGACTACGGGCGCTTCGGCTCCAAGATGGAAGCGTACTCGCGGGCGATCCCGTTCCTCAACGCCAGCATCCAAGGCATCGACAAGTTTCATCGTGTGCTGGGTGACATTCTGTTCAAGGAAGCCGTCACGGCGCAGGAGAAAGAGGCAAAGGACTTGGCTCGCCGCAAGCTGCTGCCGCGCATCGCGATGCTCTCGGCTGCATCTGCCGCGCTCGAAATGTATAACAAGGACGACCCGATGATTCAGCGGTTGTCCGTGCAGACGCGCTCGCAATACTGGATCGTGCGCTTGCCGTTCATTGGGTCCGGGGAATACACGACGGTCAACGGCAAGAAGGTCAAGCTGCCGGAGGGGATGCAGGGGGCATTTCTCTTTATCCCGAAGCCGTGGGAGCCGGGGACGATCTTCAACCTTGCGGAACGGGCAACGCAGTTCCTTCAGTCGGG